ATCGCCATTACTCTTCTGCCTCCAACTCTGCCAGGAACATGGCCTCCAGGTCGCTGCCTGACAGCCGTTTCTTCGATCGTGCGCGGTCGACGAGTTGCCGCTGGCGCGATGCCTTGGTGCTCGGCGCCTTAGCGGGCCCCGGGCGTGTCGTTTTTGGTGCGGGTCGCTTTTGACCGGCGCGCTGCTGCAGTTTTTTGCCAGCCGCTTGCGCTTGATCCCACTGCATCGCTTTATGCAGGGTGATCCAGTCGACGGCCGACGCACGGCCCAGCTGCTCCTCGGAATAGCCCTGCCGACTTGCAAACTCGGCAAGCGCTGACAGCGTTTCCGCGTTGCCAACCAAGGACGGTGCCAAGCGTGTCAGCTCGCGGGCCTGCTCTTCTTGATAGCGACCCTGTTCCTGCTGCATGATTTGCGCATGCTCACGCTGCAGCGCCTCGCGCTCCTGCTGTGCCTGCTGCGCCTGCATCTGACCGTGATGGTACTGATGCATCGCGGCCTGATAGGCCTCTGGATCATCGTAAATCAGCTGCGCGTCGGGCAACTCAGGTGGCTTACTCAGCCGCGCAAGGTGCGCATCGTACTGCTGCATGCGCTCACTGAGCTGCTGAGCGACACGACTTGCCCGCTCATTTGCTTGACGGGCCTCGTGCCGCACCGCCTCAACGCGTGCTTCGACCGCGCGCGCGAATTGAGGCGACGTTGCCCAATCAGTAGCTTCTTTCTCGCTGTCCTTCTCTCCCGCCGCATCGGGCTCGGCGTCTCTGTTGTCGTCGGTGCTTTCATCAGCTGCATCAGCTTCTTGCGCATTTGGAGCGTCGGCGGCGCCATCTGCTGCGTCCAGCTCAGCGTCGTCTTCCGCTTCCAGCTCATCGAAGAGAAAATCTTCGAGATCGAGCGCCGTTGGCGGCGCCGTATCGGGTTCAAAGCCTTGTGCCTCAGCTTCCGGGTCCATCGCGCATGCGCTCCGCTATTTGTCCATTGCCAATGATGCCGCGAAACCGCGACGCTACTTGCTCAAGCGCACGGTGCTCAAAGTAGAGCGCCTCACGCTCGGCCGTATCTGTTGGGCCTGTCGCTGCACTGCGCTCGCGCACGCTCTGCTGCAGCTGCTCGATGACGTCGAACAAGCCGCCTTTGCCCTCACACAGCTGTTTGGACTGCTCTGCCCACTCAATCGGGCCTAGGCGATCAACCAACCGCACCACCGAGCCGGATCGGACGAGAGGCCTGCTGCATACTGGCCTGCAACGCCATCTGCTCCCGCTTCAGCTGCAACTCCGCGGCCATCTGCCGTTCTTTCAGCGTGATTTCCGCTTCTAAGCGCTGAATACCGAGCTGATAGTCTTGTTCGATCTCGCGCAGCTGCGCCTTGTAATCAAAATCGTAGCGCTCGCGCTCTATGGCTTGCTTGGCCTGCGCCTTCATCATCTCAATCTGGATGTCACGCTGCGCTTTCAGCTCGTCGCGCTTCGCGTCCATCTGCATCTCTTGCATTTTGAGCTGCATCTTCATCTGCAGCTCCTGTTGCTTCGGATCGGGCTGTTGTTGCTGTTGCTCGCGCTCTTGCCGTTTCTGCTGGCCCTCAGGCGACAACGGGTCGAGCGCATACTTCTCAGGCCAGCGCCATCCCACCGCTTCGACCAGCTTCGTAAATGTCTGGTACAAATGCTCTGGCTGCACCATTCCGGTCTGAATGCCCTGCGCCTGCGCGCCCATGACGATCTGGGCTGCCGACAAGTCCTCCTCGCGGTTCGTGTAGCCTAGGCCCACTGTTGCGTGCGCTCGCAACTCAGCATGCCACGACCGTGGGTCGATCTCCTGCCATTGCTCGCCCACCATGATCGAGCGCGTAAAGTCCTGATACTGGACGACGTTGCGCAGGATTTTTCGGAACACCGGCACCAGAAACGTCTGCGCCAAAAGCCGGATCATCAACTTCTTGCGGACCTGCTCATTGCGATCCTGCCGGCGGCTTTCTTGAGCGGTCTTAGGGTCGATGACCTCACTCGAGACAGCCATGCCGTTGCGCGTGATGCCGCTCTGCGCTTCTCTGACTTGGTCGAAGTAAGTGATGCCCTGCAGTGCCGTGCTTGACGTGTCTGGCACCACCATTGGGTTGATCATGCCGCCAACTTCGGTCCGGACAAGGCCACCGATCTGGTAGCTCAACAGGTCCGTGATCGTGTTCTCGCCAATCGCCTGGTTTGGCACTTCAATCCTCGGTCGATTGGACAACGTTAGGTTGTCGAGCATCTGACGCTGCAGGCCGGTCTTAATGCGCTGCGTTTGCTTGACCTTGTCGACAAGCGCCTGGCCGTTGAGGCGGTTGGGAATGCGGTCGGGCGTCCATGAATCGAACGGCACCTCTTCGACGAGCGTGGGCTCTTCCAGCAGCGTCTTGCCAACGCGGAAACACTGCAGCAGTTTTCCATCTAAGCGAATGTATTCTTCGGCCAAGTTGACCGTTTGATTGAGCCAAGCGCCCTCTGCACTTAGCGCATCGTCTCCTTCATCCTCGTCGAAGAACCGGACATCCGAGCGATCGTTTTCGTCATCTTCGCCGCTTGAGTTGCTGCGGGCGCTGCGCACAAGATCTTCGTCAAAGCCCATATCGACCAGCTCAGCCTTGGTCTTCTCCTCGACATGCGCGCAGTAGGGCGCTCGTTCGAGCGACGTCGCGCGCTTTGAGACGCGAAACTGCTCTGGCGGGATGTTGAACAGCCGCACGCAGCCGATCCGCTTCTGACGCGACAGCGTCCCCGCATACATCATGCCGTCTGCAAAAGCAGGTTGCATTGCTGGGTCGGACACAGCGGCCGGCATGGCTTCAACCGACAGCAGCTCGACACCATCCTCCTGTCGCAGCGCCATCACCTGCTGCAGTGACAAACCGGTGAACGGCTCCTCGACTTTCTCGTCTTCATCGACCCAAGTCGTCTTGAGGATGCCGTTACGCTGGATCAATGCCGTCTTGACGAAGTCGTGCAGCACCAGATCGCCGTCATTCTCGGCTGACCAAATGTGGTTGCAGTAGTCCGTCGCCTGCTTGCAAAATTGCTCGTCGCCTGGTCGCACAGGCTCAAACTTGACGACGTCATCACCAGCAAAGAATGGCTCGAGAAGATCACCGAGCGCCCAGTCTACGACCTCAGCAGCATCGGTCGCCACGACCGCAGATGCACCATCTCGCTCATCGCCATATGGCAGACCGAGATAGCGCTCCATGTTCTCGTCTTGGGCGGCGCCCAGCTCATCTTCGCCAATGCCGACGGCGTTCTCTTCCTGGTGCTGCAGGATGACAACAAGTCGATCGGCATCAATGGTCTCGTCCGGCCGGTTGGCCGGCGTCGCATCAAGCATCGGCAGCGCCCGGCCCGCGGATCATGCGCAAGATTTCGCGTAGCACATCGATATGCACCTCGCTCGCCGTGTCGTGATCAAGCGCTTGCTCGGCCTGCAAGGCGACGTCTTCGATGATTGAAGACAGTCGCTCTGCCGATGCAGCCGCATCCTTCTGCTGGCGCGAAAGGCGCTGCGCGATTTTCTCACCAGTATCGATGCTCAAATGATCCCCCGATTGTCGTATTTCAGCGGCTGCGCACTCGGTTTCTTTTTTGCGAACCGCTTCATCATCAGCGCGTATCGACTAGCGCTGATCAGATCGTCACGCAGTTTGACGATCTTGCCGTCCTTGCGGTGATACATCCGCAGCTCTTCAAGCCACGACCGGCACGTCTCGAACACTTGCCACCGGCCAGTCTCCATCCGCTCCAGCATGTCCGTGATGCCCGCTTCAACGCTGTTACCACCAGCCTCATGACTGGCCTGCTCGTGCAGCATTTTGAGACCGTGGCTCTGATACTGATCGCGAAGGCTTATGCCGCTGCCCTTGTCGTGCTGGTGCGCGTCGTGTGGCCACGCCACCGGCAGCCAATCGCCCCACGCCCGGATTGCAGCCGCATGGATCGGTGGCGTTGCTTCGCGCTGCCGGTACTCGTGCGTAACGTAGACCACGTCGGCATCTCGATCCCATGCCATCCGTGCCGCCGCGAAAGGGTGATCCCAACCGAAGTCGATCCCCACGATCTGTACCCAATGCGGCGGCACGGCCACCGGCGGACATGTGATAGCCCCCTCGTCCACCGGAAAGATGCGACCAGAACCCAGCATCGGCACGCCTTTGGCGCGGGCCTCGCGCTCGTGCACCGGAAAGCTGTTCCACAGGTCGCGCTTGTCCTGATCGCTCAGGTGCGGAACGTCGTCCCACGTCGCCTGAACGGTAAATCGGCTCATATCTTAGAAATTCATTTCAACCGGTGTGCTCTCAGACCCGCCTGAGACCGCACTCGTGGAAATATCTTTCTCAGCATCACCTAAATACATCAGCGTGACATCGCTCATGCCCTCGAGCGGTGTGAAGGTGCAGGCAACCTGGCCCTGCGTTGTCATCGTGCGCGTGACGCACTCGGTGTAGACCTCTGCGGGCGGCTCCTCATCAAGCCATATCCAGTGCTTAGCCGTGCCCTGAAACTTCTTGCGGCCCTGGTCATAGCTCTTGAAGCCCAGGCGGCTCGTGCCGCCACTGACGTGCTTGATCCGAACGGTGTCGAAGGCATCGCGGATGTTGCTGCGCCGCGTCGGGTAGCCGTCGATGCTGTCTGCCGGGATGAGCCCGGTTCCGATGGCGTCGGGTGGCCCCATGAGCGCAAGCTGCACAATGTCTCGTGTCGTCTCGGATGTGTCGCCGGCCGCCCAACTGTCGATCGGGCCTTCGAAGCGCAGGCCTGGCCACCAATCTGGATACAGCCCCGTCAAGTGCAGCGCCGTCTCATAGCCACCGACGCCCCAGGTCTTTCCGACGCGGTTGGCTGCAAGCATGGCGCGCTCGCGGTGCGTGAGGCCAGCTGCGAAGAACTGCAGATGTTTGGCGTACAGCTCACGCCTAAGCGGTCCCGTGTCCGGATACAGTTGGAACAGTTTCCTCTGATCCCGCTGCTTCTTGCGCTCCCGTAGCAGCTCCATCAGGCGCTGCCGCTTCTTCGTCGGCAAGGAGTTCACGTAGCTCGGCGTCAGTTTCGCGCGGAGTTCGGGGGGTAACGTCTCGACGTAGGTCAACGATCAATCCGTGCAGTTTGGCCAGGCTGTCTGCAGCTTTTGATATGGCTTCCGGCTTTGCTTGAGACCGCGCCAGCTCTGCCGCCTCGAGCTGCATTGCCGTCACTGTTTCCAGCGTCACTTCATGTCGTGCTGCTACAGCTTCTCGCGCTGCATCGAGCGCATCTTGTATTATCGGGGCAACATACTGGTTTCGCAGCAATCGGCCTGCTTCGTTGGCCACTGCGGTCGGGCTCATCTTGCCTGCATCGTAGGCGTGACGATAGGCGTCTGATGCTGACCGGTGCTTGACGTAATGGTCAACGAACGCTTGTTGCTTTGCTGTCAGGCTGCGGGCGGGCATAGCACTTCAACCTGCTCTTGCTCTGCTTTCACGCCGGTGGCGCCGACGATGACCATCGCGATCACAGTGGCGAGCACAACGGCCAAGAATATCTCCCGCATTGTCTTTCTCCTGGCGGAAACGAAAAAACCCGCCGTTTCGGGCGGGCTTCTCTAGATCATGCCATATCCGTGTTCGGAGCTGGGTCCGGTGTCAAGTATCCGATCTGTTAGCTGCACACCTCGTCGCGCAGGTAGAGCCGCAGATACCACCCATCCTTCACGGTCACCACTTGGTTGGAAACCGCTTTCCAACGCTTCGATGCTTCGCCTTTTGTGCAGCCCATACGGTTTCCGAGTTCGGTGACACAGATGCCAGGGTGGGCGGCAATCAGTTTCAGCACGGGATGATCGGTCGCAACTGGTTTCGCCGGTGCGGTTTCTGCAAGAAACAGTTTCCGCACTTGCTCTTGTTTCTCTCTCAAAACGGTTTCCTGCGGGCGATACGATTGCCGGATGTCTGTTAGATCCAGCGTTTCGAGTGGGGAAACCGTTTCTGACTCACGATTGCCTGTCCGCGGTGCGTACAGTGCGAAACCGAATCCCCAAATTGCTGACAGCTCAAGTGTGAGAGCAAGCAACAGTGCTGGAAACAGTTCGACACCGGTTTTCACGGGCCGCGCATCAAGACCGACAAACTCTGCCATTCGCCCCCAGTGCGATGCGCCAGCATCGACGGTGCGCTGCGGTCCGAGCGTGTCTAGGCGGCTCTTGAGTACAGAGACGTGCGATTCAAGCTCAGACGCTCGCTGACGCCATGCTTGACACTTGGATGCCGGCCCACAGCCTGGTCGCATGATCCAACCGCGTTGGCGGCCGCGCTTGTCGGTGCGCGGAATACCAGCTCCGAGGCGATCCGCCTCGGCGTGCGCGCGGGCCAACCGCTTCTCTGTCCGCCCCAGCTCATCTTCGATGCGCGCAATCTGTGCGTTGCGATGGACGGTGCCGGCAGAAGCCTGGTTGTTGCTCTCTGCCTGGTTGCCGACCGAGTTGATCACGATCCAGACTGTTGCCATGGCGAACACGACGCCGAAACCGACCGCGTTTGATCGGACACCAGCGCGTTGTGCCAGATACATGAGCTTACCGCTGAAAATGGCGATGACCAGCATGATCGGCACAAGGATGTGCTTCTGGTCCCACTGACAGCTCAAAATGGCAGACCAAGTCGGTCCGGCCGACCAATCACAGGTGCGTAGGGGTGTGTCGAGCAACACGATGAGTGCGCCGGCGGCCGCGATGGTGCCGGCGGTAAAGGCTGCGATGCGGGCACCGAGGGATGGGGAGGGTTTGCGCGCGTGCGCGGATCGTCTAGGGCGTTGCATAGCCGTTGTCCTTGTTCGCGAAGGGCAGGGGTCAGGGCCGATGTCGGTGTTGGTAGCACCGCGTCGGCCCGCCGCTCGATTTTGCGAGCGACTGCAACATCGTAGGCTGATTTGCTTAAATTGTCTCTAAATGTTCCTTTTTCCGTGTCCGGATTTTAACAGTGGTCCTGCGCAGCGTTAAGAAAATCGCGTTTTCTTAACACAGCTTGGAAAGCGCGTTTCGTGCGCGCCGGCCGTTGTCAGCGACAATCGGGACGCTATCTAAATCGCCTTCTATTGCTTCCAAATAGTGAGTGTGCTCGGCATACCAATTCAGCGCGTCCTTTAGTTCCGCTATACGTTCTTCTCGCCGTGCCACCGCCAATACGGCAGCCCGCGACCGTTGCTCATCGGGGCTGATAACTCGCTCCCCACGTCGTCCGATCTCTACGCTCATGGTCTGCACCGTCCTTTCCAGTTTAACGGACGCTGATTGCGCATCCGTTTTCGTGGTCTTCAGCCGCGTGTTGCGCGACGGTTTCGCTAGTCACTCGAATTGCGTAAACCTCGACTGCTTGGTCTCCAAAAAACGGGTGTTTGAGCGTTTTAACCACCATCCCTTGCCATGGGATCACGTGCCGCCGCGCCGCGTCTGAGCGCTTCGGGTAGCCCTTGGTCAGCACGATCTGATCATACTTGCGGCCTTCAAGACGCTTTTGCCAAAACGGCGTTCGCAGCCGGTATTCTTCGCACTTTTTGCCCGCCACGATCGCATCGAAGTATTCGGCTCTCAGAGGCAGTGTTAGCGTCCGCATCAGGCACCCTCGTTGGAAATCAGTGGACCGTCGCGAGACCTTGCTCGCGCGCCGCGTTGATCTTCGCCATCACGTCCGGAGAGCCGCCGTGATCAGGATGGTTGCGCTTAGCCAGATCGCGATATGCTTGCTCGATATCCGCACGAGATGCGCCGCGCGCCACACCGAGCACCGACCACCACCCGGCGTCTGTCGGCGCGGGTGGCGGCAGTGCTTCAAAAGCCGCGAAGGCGCGCTCCATGGCATCGCTTGCACCCCAACGATCGATCCCACGCACAGCGGCAATCGTTTTCGTGATCGCGCGCATGTTGTGCTCGATCTTGTCCCACCGATCGCAAGCATAAACCAATTGCCGGCCCTTGCGCTCGAAGTAGACAGCAACGCCCTTGTCTCCGGGCGGGCGGTCGCTGGCGTACGGCATCCCGTCGCGACGCAGCCGAAGGTTAGTGCTGACAACGGGATAGCGTCCGCCTGCAAGGTTGATCTCTGCGATCAGCTCCTCAACGGCGCGGCCCCGCGGTACATCATCAAAGCGCGCACGTAGCGGTTTTCCGGTGCGCGCCACGCCTTCCGGCCAATGCAGTGGATAGGCTTCTGCGGTCATCTCAGGCACC